TTTTAACGGGCAGACGGTGGAAGGGGAAGGAACCAAAGATAAACCATTCGTCATCAACCGACAGGAGTTAGTTGACAAAATGTATCATGGTTGGTATGATGAGGATGGATCATATCACGAAATCTTAATTAAACAGGAGGAATAGTATGAAGTATGTAGAGGTAGCACTTAAACGCCCATTCTCCTCAAGCCAGTTAAAGTGGCGCAAGGGATTTAAAGGCGGGAAAGAGTTGGTATACATTGATGCGCGAGTTGTTATGAACCGTCTGGATGATGTGTTTGGAACAGACGGGTGGCAGACTCAGTATCAAAATATGGGAGATCGTATGATCTGCCAGTTGTCATGCCGTATAGATGGCAAGTGGATTACCAAGTCTGATGGTGCGGGTGACACAGATATTGAAGGCGACAAAGGGGGCATTAGCGATGCCTTGAAGAGAGCCGCAGTCCAGTGGGGAATCGGACGCTACCTCTACTACCCTAATGCCTTTGACTCTGGGAAGAATCCCGCAGAGTGGGCAACGCCTGAAGGTTACGATAAACTGATGGCGGAGCGAAACAACAAAGACATAAGCAAGTGGAGAAAAGAGTATGAAAACTCGCTTGAAAAACGATGAACATCTTATCTCTAGGTGCGGGGGTTCAGTCCTCCACGATGGCACTCATGGCAGCAGAGGGTGAGTTAACCCCAATGCCTGACTGTGCGATCTTTGCTGACACTGGCGCAGAACCCAAGCACGTTTATGAGTTCCTTGATTACGTCGAATCGCTAGTGCCGTTCCCGGTGTATCGGGTGATGGAGGGCGAGGGGTTGGAATTGAGTGTTTTAGGAGCGACTGTTGGAGGTAGGTGCGCCACGCCTCCCTTTTTCACCCTTGGAGCAGATGGGAAAAGAGGTATTTTGCAGAGGCAATGCACCAGTGAATACAAGATCAAACCTATCCAAAAAAAGGTCAGAGAATTGATGGGTTTAAGGAAAGGTCAGAGAGGCCCGAAAGAAATCGCTGTTCAAATGTGGATCGGCATCTCAATGGATGAGTCCGTAAGGATGAAGCCCAACCAGACCAAGTGGATCGAGAATATCTGGCCTTTGATCGATATAGAAATGTACCGCTATGACTGTATCAACTGGATGCGGGAACATGGATATCGTGAGCCAAGCAAATCGGCCTGTTACTTCTGCCCGTATCACGACAACGCCACTTGGCAAAGCATGAAAGAAAATGACACGGATTCGTGGTTCCGTGCATTAGTTATGGATTCCGCAATTCGCTCTGGTTTATCGGGAGTCGATAGTGATGTTTATCTGCACCGATCCATGCAACCACTAACCGAATGTGACTTTGACCCCGCTCGTGACCAGTTCGATATGTTCGACCATGAGTGCGAAGGGATGTGCGGGGTCTAATCTTATGAAGATCACCAACAAATGGAGAAAAGAGTATGAAAACGCGCTTGAAAAATAAGGCTGGCATAACAGGGGTATACCGATACCGCAACTCATGAGCATCTACGAGGACTACATTGCTATCTCTAGGTACGCTAGGTATCTGCCCGAGGAGAAGCGCAGGGAAACCTGGGATGAAACAGTAAATAGGTACTGTGACTACATGGGTAACAAGTTCAGCGTTGAACTGTCGGGGATCAGGGAGTTAATCAAGGATAAAGAAGTCATGCCCAGCATGAGAGCCTTGATGACTGCTGGCCCTGCGCTTGATCGTGATAATATTTGTGGCTATAACTGCGCGTATGTAGCGATAGACCACATCAGAGTGTTTGGTGAGTCCCTGTATATTCAGATGAACGGTACCGGACTAGGGTTTAGTGTCGAACGTCAGCACATACACAAACTGCCAGAGGTAGCGGAAGAATTCCACGACACCGACACTGTGATCGCCGTGCGTGACTCCAAGTTAGGGTGGGCAACTGCCCTCGATGAGTACGTTCGTCTGCTCTATAGTGGGAAAATTCCCAAGGTAGATATGTCTAAGGTGCGCCCTGCGGGTGCGCCACTAAAGACCTTTGGGGGTCGGGCCAGCGGGCCAGAACCATTCCATAAGTCCTTGATAAACATAACTAATGTGTTCAGGGGTGCGGCGGGTAGGAAGTTAAACTCCATCGAGTTGCACGATGTCATGTGCTATATCGGGGAGTGCGTTGTGGTCGGTGGGGTACGCAGGACGGCGATGATAAATCTGTCCAACCACAGCGATGAACGTATGCGTCACGCTAAGATGGGCAACTGGTTTGTCGAGAACCCTCAACGATCCCTGGCTAACAACTCCATCTGCTATACTGAAAAGCCTGACGTTGGTGCATTCATGCGCGAGTGGAACGCAATATATGAGTCACGATCAGGGGAGAGGGGCATCTTTAACAGGCAAGCCTGTAAGGACATGGCCCCAGAGCGTAGGGATACTGAACATGAGTTCGGCACAAATCCTTGCAGTGAGATAGTGCTGCGATCAGCACAATTCTGTAACCTTACAGAAGTTGTGGTCAGACCTGATGATAACTTTGAAACATTGAAGGCTAAGGTGGAGGCCGCTACAATCTTAGGTACTCTACAGTCTGCACTCACTGACTTCAGATTCCTACGCAAGTTGTGGAAGAATAACTGTGACGAGGAGAGGTTGCTAGGGGTGTCATTAACTGGTATATGGGACAGCAAGTTCTTTAAGACACGATTTCACGGGGACGTTGTGCGCCTAAAGAATCATGCTATAGCAGTGAACAAGAAATGGGCTGAGAAACTGGGCATCAATCCCTCGACTGCTATTACCTGTGTCAAACCTAGTGGTACGGTCAGTCAATTAGTCAACAGTGCGAGTGGCTGTCATCCCAGGCACTCCCGCTATTATGTAAGGAGGGTGCGTAATGATATTAAAGACCCGCTTGCCCAAGTAATGATAGATGCGGGTGTACCTTATGAGGTTGACAAGTTTAATAAGGAAACCTATGTCTTTGAGTTCCCTATGGCATCTCCCGCAACGTCTACAACTCGACACGACATCACGCCGTTCGGTCAGTTGGAGATGTGGAAGATGCTGTCGCTACACTGGTGTGAACACAAACCCTCAATGACCTGCTACATACCAGAGGATCGGTGGCCCCAAGTAGGGGCTTGGATATGGGAGAACTGGGATGTGGTAAACGGTATATCATTCCTTCCGTCTGCGGATGAGGGCCATGTGTACGAGCAAGCCCCATACGAGGACATAACTGAGGAAGAGTACAAGGCAAGAGAGAAACTAATGCCAGAGTATATCAACTGGAGTTTTGAGGAGGCGGTAGATAACACAACCGCGAGTCAAGAGGTGGCTTGCACAGCAGGAGTATGTGAGATATGACCAGACCAATTGTGTCCGATAAAAATTTTGAGAAACGTATAAGGCAAGATGCTCTTAAAAGGAGCGGGGGAGGAATTGATTATGAAGGTTCATCATTCGATCCGTCCGCAAAATGTTTCGATAAGAAACACTACTATCAGTATATTGAGAATGGTTACGAATGGATAGCCGCAGTAGGTATATGTTATTATGACCCCGTCTATGACGATTATGATGATGATGATGATTGGGAAGAGATGGGCGGAATAGACCCAGCCCTTGCACCCAACCATGATTGGGATAGTGACCCAGTAGGGTTTAGAGATTAATGAAACCCGCACACTACAGGATGAAGATACAGCCTATTGAGTATATCATGGAGAATAAACTAGACTTCTGCTCTGGTAACATTGTGAAGTATGCCAGTCGGTGGGACAAGAAAGGCGAACCCTACTCTGATCTATGCAAGATAATAGAATATGCTAAAATACTTATAGATGAACTACCTGCTATGGGGAAGAGTAACGTTGCGGATTAAAAGCGAGGCGTACCTTAAGTGGGTATCTACCCTTCCTTGTAGCGAGTGCAAGACTAATGACGATACTGTTATGGCGCACCATCTTAAAGGTAGGTACTCGCCCCTTTCGGGTGGGATGGGGTACAAAGCGGATGACTGGCTTACGATGCCACTGTGCTTTACTTGTCATAGTAAGATTCATTCTGGTGATGTAGAATTAATGAACTGGCAAGCATTCTTTATTTTAAAAACGCTTGACAAAGCATTTGATGATGGTATAATAGAGTTATGAACAGTGAAGTAGAGGGATACCTCAAACAAATAGAATGTGTGGCCCCTGGTTATGCCCAGGCTAAGGCCGAAACGTATCAATTACAGGAGTTTAAAAAGACTCAGAGAGCCTTGTTATACAGTAAGGCTGTAGGCAAAACTGTAGCAGACAGGGATAATTGGGTTTCGATACAGCCGGAAGTTACTAAGTCAATAGACGGTATCGCGGTTGCCATCGAAAGAGAGGAGCGTCTACGTTGGGAATTGAAGGTGGCTGAACTTCATATTGAAGTTTGGCGAACCGAACAGGCTAACAGGCGCTTAGAATCTAAAATTTTATAGGAGAAACTATATGAGTGATTATGAAGTAAAAGAGGGTGATATTGCCCTGTTCGTAAACGATAAAGAGGGGAATGAAAAACGCCCCGATTTAACTGGGTACGCCATAATCGGCGGTAAGAAGAAGGATGTATCTGTTTGGGCTAAAGACTCAGGCAGACTTCGATTTTCTGGTACGGTGCAGGAGCCTTACAACTCAGGCAGTTCGGGCAGGAAAACTTCACAGACTTCCACTGAAGTTCCGTTTTGAAGATAGAGTACCATGACGGGGATACTGTCGAGATGTTATTCGACAGTAAACTCCACTCTTATAAGGTGGGGGATGAGATAATTCCTAGTGCTACTAGAGTGCTTGATGTTATTTCAAAACCCGCCTTAGTTCCTTGGGGTTTAA